TTTGCTTTTATCTTAGCTTCAACTTAAAATACAACTAAACAGGAAACGTAATGGCTACACATGATTATATAATTTCAAATGGAACGGGAAGTGTCATAAGAGCAGACATCAATAATGCTTTATCTGCAATTGTCAGTAATAACTCAAGTAATAGTGAACCAGCAACAAAATATGCGTATATGTGGTGGGCTGATACCTCTGCTGGATTGCTTAAGATAAGAAATTCTGCTAATGATGACTGGATCACGCTTTTTCAGTTAGATGGTACGTTAACACTAGAAGATGGGTCAAACTCTGCACCAGCTATTAGTTTTAGAGATGATACAAATACGGGTATATTTTCAAGTGCTGCTGATAATTTAGATATTACTACTGGTGGTACTACCAGAGTTAACGTAAGTTCTACTGGTATAAATGTCACTGGAACGGTAACTGATGATGGAGCGACCCATGATGGTGATGTAACTTTTACAGGAGCAAGTGCAAATATTATATTTGATAAGTCTGATAATGCCCTAGAGTTTGCTGATACTTCGTTAGCAAGGTTTGGTAATTCAAATGATTTAGCAATATATCATTCGGGTAGTCAAAGTTTTATTCAAGATGCTGGAACTGGAGGATTATTTATTCTTGGAAGCCGAGTTGAAATTGGTAATTCTGGCGGTAGTGAATCTGGTCTTGTCTTTACACAAAATGGATCAGTAGACCTATATCATAATAATGTAAAGGTATTTGAGACAACTTCAACAGGAATTACAGTTAATGGTGCTGCTCTTGTTGGTGGAAATATAGAAATCAACCAAGATGCTTATTTTAAACTCGGTGCAAGTAATGATTTAAGCCTTACACATACTGGTACTGATTCATATATTCAAAACGTAACTGGTGATTTATACATAACTAATACTGGTACTAATAGTGATGATATTTTTATCAAGTCTGCTGATAATATATTCTTCCATGTTCATGGAACAGAAACAGGTTTAAATATTACAGGTGACGGAGCCGTAGATTTATTTTTTGATGGTAGTAAAAAGTTTGAGACAACTTCAACTGGAATAACAGTTACAGCTAAGACTCAAATTGAAGGTGGTTCTGGGGATACAGAACTTATACTTAAAAGAACTAACACTGCTGGAAGTAACGGTAACGCATTTGGTAGTATCAAGTTTAATGATGAAAATGATAATAATATTGGTCGAATATCTACTATAAGATCAACAGCAGCAGATGATGGAGATATTAGATTCGAGACACGACCCACAGGAGGATCGTTAACAGAAAGGTTAAGGATTCTTAGTGCTGGCAACGTACAAATACCAGCCGATGACCAAAGACTACAAATCGGTGCTAGTCAAGATCTAGAGCTATATCATTCTTCTAATAATTCAATTATTAATAACAGTGCATCTGGTTTTTTATTTATACAGAGTAATAATCTAGCAGTTAGAAGTACTGGTCAAGAAAATATGATTGTTGGTACTGCTAATGGATCAGTAGATTTATATTACGACAACAATAAAAAACTAGAGACACTAAGCAATGGGGCGAAAATAACTGGTACTTTTGTGCCAGATGGTGACGGTAATAGAGATTTAGGAAGCACCTCTTTGCAATGGCAAAATGTTTATATAGATAATGATTTGTTTATTGGCGATAACGGTAAGGCTATTTTTGGTGATGGATCGGATCTACAGATTTATCATGATGGAACGGACAGTTATATACAAAACACAACTAATGATTTATTTATTGATAACAATGGTGATGACATAGTAATACGAACTGTTGATACTATTTTCTTTCAAGTAAATAATACTGAAAATACAATTACAGCAAAAGCTAATGGGGCAGTAGAATTATATTACGACAACGCTAAAAAGTTTGAGACAACTTCAACTGGCGGGTTTCTAACTGGTAATTTAGGTATTGGAAATACAAGTTTTACACCCTCCACATCATTACATATAAATAACTCTGGTTCTTCGACCCAGATGAGAATCGAAAATGGTAATGCAGATTTCTTAATACAAGCAGGGGACGCTGGTAGTGATGGTTTGCATTTCTACGATTTGGATAATACTGCATATCGAATGACCATTGCTAATGATGGAAATGTTGGTATCGGGAATACTTCGCCAAGTGAAAAACTCGATGTTGCTGGAAATATCACAACAACTGGTCAACTGACTGTTAGTGACGATATTTTTATTAATGTTAGAGGTAAATCTTTTAAAACTTCAGATTGGGATATTTTTAATACAACATCTGGCAACGGATTATCTATAAGTGGTGGTAATTCTAGCTCAGTAAAAGTTGCAATTTCTTCGGGAGGAGACGTAAATGTAGCAGGAGGAATTACCTTCGGGTCAGATACTGCTGCTGCTAACGAACTAGATGATTATGAGGAAGGTGTATTCACGCCTTCACTAGAGTTTGGCGGTGCTACAACAGGCATTACTTACAGCAGTATGCGTGGTGGATCGTACACAAAAATTGGTAGACAGGTAACAGTAAACTTTGGTTTTACATTAACAAGTAAAGGATCTGCATCAGGTGATGCAACTCTAGCTGGTTTACCTTTTGCTGTAGAAGATATTATAAGTGGAACAAGTGTAGAAGCAAGTGGTGTTTCTTCTTTTTGGAATGATGTAGCTACTGATTCCGCTAATATTATTTTTGCTGCAACAAACAGTTCAAGTGAATTACAAATTAGACATACTGTAGGAGCAGAAGATGATACAGACGACATGACAGAAGGTGATTTTGAAAATAATACTGCTATTCGTGGATCTATAACATACTTCACAGCAACATAGACCGAGCTACGTCTATAAACTAAGCTTAAACCTGTTTTAATCGGAGATTAATCCTAATGGCATTAACTGAATCTATTGAATACGACAAGATAGAAGTCGTAGGAGAATATAAAAACATACAAGTGAGAAAAGCTACAGTCATCAAAAGAGATGGAGTAGAAATATCTGGTTCTAGATCTTACGAAAGATATACTTTATCTTGTGGATCGTTAGACGCTTCAGATAATTTTGTAGACAATCCATTAAACAAAGAACCTGATGGGGTTACTGCAATACCTGATGAGGTTAAAAGCATTTGTGGTATTGTATGGACAGATGCTGTAAAATCAGCATATAAAGCTAAACTAATAGCAGATAAATCAAGCTAATGGCAATTACTAAAACTTGGGAAATTAACACCTGTAAAAGAGACATTGCAGATGGTTTTATTAAAGAAATTATTTTTCGTCTAAAAGCAATGGATGGTAAAACAGAAGTAGAAGGTACAAGACAAACTGGTTCTGTTTTTTTTGAAAAACCTAGTTCATTACCATCTGAATTTATTGCTTTTGATACAAGTAAAAAAACCCCGACAGCAGATACCATGATCAAATGGGTCAAAACATCTTTGGGAACTGATAAAGTAACTGCAATGGAGACAGAAATGGATAATGCTGTTACATTAGTTAAAACACCTGTTGAAGCTACAGGAACACCTTTTTAAAATTATTTACAAAAAACTATGACAAAACCTACAACGGATAAGCTAGAACTTGAACTTAAAGAAAATAAAGAAAAAGTACAGCAATTAAGTAATATGATCAATAGTTTACAGATAAGAAATATTCAAATTGAAGCAATAATAGCAGATAGAGCTTTAGATATTTCTGAAGCAGATAAAGAACAAGTAAAACAAGACGCTGAAAGTCTTTACGGCAAGCTTTAGTTAATTTTACTCTGCATCTGCCTTGTCATAATTCCTGTTATTAAATATAACGGAGCTATGGTTGGTATTATAAGCAGCATTGATATAATTAAAGTGTGAGAAATTGCTTTAAGTATTGCCTTTGAAACCATGCTAGACCGAGTTATAAAAATTATTTCTATTCTGTCATTTTTGATGTCATTATCAATGGCAGTTTTTGGATATGTAGCAATTCGCTATATGCAAAGCCCAGAATTTGAGAGGACATTGAAAAACAAGATTATGGGAAGTCTGGAAGATAAATTACCAGATGTAATAGGAGATAAGATGCCAGATTTCACAGGGCCATCTGTACAGCTACCAGAACCACCAAAGGTGAACCCACTTGGAAATATTAAGAATTGAAATACCACAAATACAAATTAAAGAAATATTTATTCCCAAAATTAGAAAATGGGAACAATATCCAACAACTTTAGATATTATTGATAAACCAAAGCTTGATTATCCTGTTGTAAGTTATCCGACATATAAAGCATTAAAGTATTTGCCTGATAAATTTATTCCTACAGATCCAGTAAAACAGCCAGAACAACCTCGACCAGATATACCAGAGCCGCCAGAATATAAACCCAAAGTCAAAAAAGAAAAAGAGTTCTTTATAAAATGTCCATCTGAGGATAACATTCCAGTAGGAAGCTACCCTAATGACCTTAAGTTACAAGTGGTCATAGGTCATTCTGTTAAAAATGGTCGTTGTTATGAAATCTTCAGAGATTCAACCTTTGTTGAAAAATGGATACCTAGCTCTCCTGTTCTTGTCAGTACTTCAATTATTGCTGTTACTGCGGGTGCAAGTCCTATCATCTTGAAGCTACTCACCAACCTCATCAAAACTGCCATCAAGCGTTTGAGTAAATCTAAGGACAAATCAAAGGTACAAACATAAGCAAAGAGATCCAGAGGCACTTTGTAGGCCATTCTGAGTGGAGCAAAATCACTCATTTAGCTCAATTTTGTGTGTATGAGGGATAACTTGGTTCATTTTAGGTTTACTTACTATATCTGAACATAGGCCATAGTAGTCACTATCTTTTGAATATTCAGCTCCACTGACTCTCAGCTCATGACAATTTTTTAGTCTGGCCAATTCGTAATTCAATCTGGCTGTCGATAATTGTTGCCGCATTATCTTTTCCTGAGTAGTTGCACTTTTGAGGCAAGCATCTTGAAAACGTCTATCAAGTGGGACAGATATTGTAGCTGCTATTCCAAAATTAAAAGAAGTGGCATCTTTGTTGCCGCTATAATTTTCTCTGTAATAAAGAATTTCACCCGCATTTGTAAGGTTGCCATTATCATCTGTTGCTTCGTTATATACTGGCGTATGGAAAATATAGTCTTGAGGACGCTTTATTGCGACTGATGTAGTTGCAAATGGGCTGACCGATAATGTAGCTCCGGAACATTGAATACCAGCACCATAGCTGTTCTCTGTCATAGGGCCTGTCAAAACTTGTGTTGCGAAATTCGATACTGAAGATGATGTATTGCTCTGTGGATTAGCTATTGTCGAAGTGTTGGCGTAACTAGGTAAACAAGAAAAAAGGGTTATTAGTTGGAAAATATAATAGTAGTGTCTGTGACTATTTCTGACTGAACTGTTCTTGTTATGTCGATTATTGATTCTAAAGAAGGGCCTTTGTAAAACTCTGAAAATTGAAAAGCGTTGCCTTGAGTGGTTTGCTGCCATTGAGGTTTTTGACCCATATTCAAGCCTGTCCATTCGTAGGTAGTTCCATTAATGGTTTCTGTCACTGTGGCATTTGGCATGGATATTGAATCACAATTGCCGCATGAGATACCAGAACCAGTGACACTGTAGGTATAACCTGAATTATAGCGGACTTCTCGGATTTGCTCCGTCAGATTATTTGTAGTCACAGACCGACTTGTTGAGGTAGCACTATTAAAATTAGGGACTACAGTTTGAGCATAAGCTGGACTAATAAAAAATATAAGCGGCAGATATTTCCACATTAATCAACAGTTAAATCTGTAACAAATTGACCAGTAAGAACGACACCAGTTCCTGTTCCACCTGTCAGACTCATTGTGTGATGATCCAAAGTGACGGCTGCTGTTCCTACTGAACCAGCGGCAGTTGAAGTCAAATCACTGAAGTTGCCTACAGTTCCGACAGTTGGTGCTGATCCAGCAGTGGCATCACCCTCTAAGTAAGACTGAGTGAAGCTGAAAGTTTCACCAGCAGTGGTTTGTGTTGCACTTGGCATGGTTACTGCGGGAACTCCATTAGTGACAGATCCGAAGCCGCCCACACTTGCAGCGTCCCCGCTTGTCGTTGTTATATTTGTGCCACTTATGCTGTAACTAGATCCTAATTTATCCGCTGACGTTGCGGCACTTAGACTTTCTAGCTTGACGCTTGAGGTGATTGTACTCTGAATGTCACAGTAGGCCGCAGATGGAATACAGAGTGCAGCAAGTAGTAAAAGCTTTTTCATTTGATACCAACTTTATTATTCTTATTATCTACTATAACTGGTTTATTTCCGTTGCCAGTTTTACCTTTTATAGAAATTCCATAAGCCGAAGCTATATTCCCAACAAGTCCAGCCGCAAAAGTGTCTAGCCTGATCTTTTCCATATATCCCAAAGTCATCACTGATAAAGCCCAAACCAAAATCAAAAGTCTGATCCCATGACCAAAATAGTCTCGGCTTTCTTTTTCTTCTTCTTCCATGGTTAAGGCTTTTTGCTAAAACTAGCAAACTTGTCTACAGTTGGGAAGAATATATTACAAAAACATGATTCGATTTATCAAGCCAATACTGAAGTTCTTTGTCAAATCCAATGC